TTTTTTTATTATGACTAGAGCTAAACCACTTGATCAAAGAGAACATCGAATACGACCAAAGCTGGTCGAAATGTCTGCATATAAAAAACGAAATATTCCGAAATTATCTGGAAGATATTTAAAAAACACGAAATTGTGGTGGGAAGCATTCTGGACAAGTGATCTTGCTAGTGCAATTGATGAGAAATCAGATCAATCAATCATTTATCGACTTGCAACACTGATGGATGAACGAGAGAGGATCTATAAACAAGCTAAGAAAGATCGTTTGGTCGTAGGATCACAAGGTCAAGTCGTGATTAATCCTCTATATTCAGCAATGTTGAAGTTAGATGCTGAGATCAGACAACTTGAGGACAGAATAGGAATGAATCCGAAAGCTAGAGTGTCTCTAGGGATCTCAATAGGTCAAGCAAAGAAAAGTCTTGCTGATCTTAATGCAGAACTAGAGGAAGAATAATGAAAACTCTTGGGAATAGAGTTATCAAGTTCATTGAACGATATTGTGTTCACTCTTCTGGAGATTATCTTGGACAACCTATTGTCTTAAGAGATTGGCAGAAAGAAATCATCAGAGAACTCTTTGAACTTAGAGAAGATGGATCATTCAAACATCATACTGCTTATATATCGACTCCAAAGTCGAATGGAAAAACTGAACTTGCTGGAATGTTGGCAGTTTATGGACTGCTAGGATCTGGAAATCCAAGTCCGATCATTCCAGTTGTTGCATCAAGTTATGATCAAGCTGATCTTGTCTTTTCATCTGCAAAAGCAATGATCCAAAACAGTGAATTGAAGCACTTTGTTGATATTCAAGAACGAAAGATCATAGTCAAGGACAATCCCAATGCTTATATTTTAAGAGTTCCTTGTGTTGCTGGTCAGAATGATGGTCTTAGACCAGCTCCTTTTGGAATCTTTGATGAGATCCACGAGATGACTGGCAACAAGGAAAAAGCTCATCTGGTGATCCAGAATGGACTTAGGAAAAGAGCAAACACGATTGGAATCAACATCACAACTGCTGGAGTTGAGAACAGTCTTGCTTATAGACTTTATAAATATGCAAAAGGAATTGAAGCTGGTGAAATCGAAGATGAGGGATTTTATTTTAAAATATACGAAGCAGATCAAGAATTGGACATCAATAACTTCGATCAAAGACAACTTGCTCTTGAACAAAGCAATCCAGCTCTTGATGACTTTGTTGATCGTGAACAGCTTGAAAGAGCTTTTCATCAGATACCAGAGAATGAATTTAGAAGATATTTTTTAAATCAATGGACTTCAACAGCTGAGAGATGGCTTCCAGCTGGTGTGTGGGAGGAATGTTATGCCGAAAAAACCATCGAGAAAGAATCAAAAATCATATTGGCGTTTGATGGATCGTATTCAAGGGACTCAACAGCATTGGTGGGGATTTCAGTTGAAGAAAAACCACACATTCAAGTCTTGGGACACTGGGAAAGACCAGTTCAAGAAAACCAACTTTGGAAAGTTCCTAGAAATGAAGTTCTGGCAAAAATAGATCAGATCTTTAGAGATTATGAAGTTGTCGAGTTTGTTGTTGATCCTATGGGTTGGCATCAAGAACTTGATGAATTAGAAGACAAGTATGGATCAGATATGATCCTTTATTTTGAGGGAAATTATAGAAAGAAAATGGCTGAAGCAACCTCAAGGTTTTATTCAGCTGTTATGGAACAAGGACTTTCACACGATGGAGATTTCAACCTTTTCCAACATTTGATCAACTGTGTCCCAAAAGAGACTCCTCAAGGGACTCTGGTCACAAAGATCAACAAATCATCTGCAAGAAAGATCGACTTGGCTATTGCTTCAATAATGGCATTCGATAGATGGTCAGATCTAATCAGACCACAAGAAGAAGATGATCAGAAGTCTCCAGAATTTATATCAATTTAGGAGTTTGATGATAAATAACCTAATTATTTTTTCAGTGGGATTTGTCAGTGTTTGTGTCTCAGCATTCTTTGTCTCAACAACTGTTGGACTGTTTGTTCTTGGATCTGGACTGATAGCTATTTCACTTTTATTCGACTTTGAGAGATTATGAGACTAATAGATTTATTTAATAGACAACCATTTGAGAAGCGAGATATGGATGCTTCTTTATTTAATTTGGGAATGGATGGAACTGGAAAGACTGCATCTGGTGAGATAGTTGATCCATCAACTGCAATCACTTCTGCAACAGTTTATTCTTGTATTTCTTTGATAAGTGATTCGATTGCAACAATGCCAGTCAAAACATTTAGAAAGACTCAAGATTATAGAGAATCCACAACTCCTCCAGTTTTCTTGGATGCTGTTAATGGAATGCCAAATCCAGAGACAGATATATTCACTTGGATGCACAGATCAATCAATTCACTTTGTCTTTATGGCAATTCGTACTGGTTGATCACAGCTAGAGATCGAAATGGTTTTCCATCTGAGATCTATAACTTGCATCCAGATGATATTGAGATCCAAAGAAAAAATGGGAAAGCAGTTTATGTTTTCAATGGAAAAGAGACTTTCACTAGATACACATCTATGAATCCAGCTGGAGAGATCGTTCACATCAAGAACTTTGAACAAGGATCTGATTTGGGACTTTCTCCAATAGAAGCTGGTCAAGAAGCAATTGGAATTGCACTTGCACAAGATGAGTTTGCTGGAAGATTCTTTCAGAATGGAGCTGTTCTCTCTGGAGTGATCGAAATGGACTCAAGTCCAACAGAAGAATCACTCAACATCTTGAAGCAGAGCTTTGAGAGAAAACATATGGGAACTAAGAAGTCTCATCGAATCGGAATATTGACTGAGGGAGCTTCTTGGAAACCTATGGCTTTAAACCACGAACAAATGCAGTTTTTGGGATCTAGGAAATACACTAAATCAGAAATCTGTGGACTCTTTAGAGTTCCAGCGTATATGATCGGTGATCTCTCAGAAACTACAAAGCTCGGATCTAGTATTGAGGAGCAAAACAGAGTTTTTTATGAACTAACTCTTCTCCCCTATATCAACAGAATCGAGACAGCACTCACGATGATGCTTCCAAGAAATCAATTTGCAAGAATTGATGTATCTGGATTATTAAGAGCAAATATCAAAGCTCGATATGAAGCATATAACTTGGGAAGAAATGCTGGATTCCTTTCTGTTAATGAGATCAGAGCAAAAGAAGATCTTGAGCCAGTAGATCAAGAAATTGGAGATTCGTATCTGCAAAACTTGAATCAACAATCTGTTCAAGATCAAGATGACCAAACTCAGAACGAAAGCTGATAATTCGGAAGAGTTATAATGAAAGAAATCTGGGATCTACGAGATCCAGATAAGCTATCTGAACAAAACACAAGATCAATGCTTGGTGACTTTGGATCAGTAGCAAAACGATTTCAAAACAATACAAAGCAACAAGATTATGGTGCTGAATGTTTTGAATTTGATATGGAAACGAATGGGATCAAGAAGATCTCTGGTGACTGGAACTGGATGCAATTTGAAGATTGCTCTGGAGCTTTCCAAACATTAGGAGCTGATCCATTCAATTCCCCTATTCCAAATGTCGTTTCATTTATGTGGAACGATGAGTTCTTTAATCCAGACTACTTTGTCTGCTACTGGACTCAGAATGAAGCTGATTCTCCTTATTTGAAGAATAAGTTCATTGAAGTCAAAGGATCTAGTTCTATCAAGAATGAAGATCTTAGAAAATATCAACGATTCCAAGAAAGAGTTGATCGACACAATGAGAAGATCAGACTTTATGCAAAACCACAGTTCAGAAATCGATGTCTTATAGATTTCGAGATATTTATATATCCAACTGCATATTCTGATGGATCATATAAAACTCAAAAACTTGGACAGATCTGGACTCCTACTTTGGATCATATTGAACAGAGAAAGATCTACACAATAGAAGAATTGACTTCAAAGTTTAATTCTTCTGATCGTGAATATCATATCAAGTCAAGACACATATTCGATCCAAAGAAGATAAGATCGATTAATCCAAACTCGAAATGGTCTGATCGTTTATTTAAGAAATATATATAGGAAGATAATGGCTAAACCATACGAAGATTTGTTTGGTACTCAAGAAGAAGCACTTGCAAAAGCAAAAGTCATCGGTTGTTATATCGATGATACATCTTTTCACACTATGGAAGATGGTGATGATGTTTTCTATATGCCTTGCAAGACTCATCAAGAATACGATGAACTGAATGAAGATAGATCAGAGGAAAGATCTGAACATATTTCAGTTCCAGATTATATTCAAGCAAATGCTGAAAGAGGTCTTGAGAATTTGGACAAAGCTGGTGATGGTTTAGTTGATAAAACTATCACTGAAGCCAGAGCTTTAGCAAGAGGATCAATAACAGAGGACAAACTAAGAAGATTATCTGCGTGGATCAAAAGACATCGTGGTGATCTTCAATCTGAACAAGTTGAAGATGGTGAGATCTCAGCTGGTGTGGTTGCACATTGGCTCTGGGGATCTGGATCAGCTGAAATATCTGTTGGATCTATGCTCGATGGAGCTGATCGGACAATTGCTTGGGCAGATCGAGAAATAATCAAATTAGATGATGGAGAAAGAACATTGGAAAAAATAGAAGAAAAAATATTCAGCTCAGAGCCGAAACAAGTTAGACCAACTCCAGCTCACGATGTGAGATATATTGTCAATGAGTTTGAAGCTAGATCCCTTGATGGATCGAAAGCTGTGATCAGTGGATATGCTTCTATCTTTGACAGATCTTCACAAGTGCTTGGTGGTGGTTTTGTTGAACAGATCAAAAGAGGAGCTTTCACAAAAACTCTTAATGAAAGAGGGACACAAACCTCAAGAGATGACATAAAAGCTCTCTTTAATCATTCAACTGATCTTGTTCTTGGATCTAAAAGAGCTGGGACATTGAAATTGTCAGAAGATTCAAAAGGACTTCACTATGAGGTTGATTTGGATCTGGACATCACACATCACAGATCAGCTTTCAAGATGATTGAAAGAGGAGATGTCACAAACTCAAGTTTTGGATTTGATGTGATAGAAGAAAGATGGTCAGTGCCAGAAAGCTCTGATGATCCAGTATTGAGAGAAGTATTAGAGACAAGACTTTATGAAGTCAGTCCAACTCCTTTCCCAGCATATCAAGATTCCACTGTCTCAACTGAAAGATCATTCAAAGGTCTTGCAGATATGAGTGGACTAGATCTAAGAGATCTCGTTGAAGCAAATGAAAAGGGAACTCTTAAAGAGTTATTGCAACAAGAAGAAGAAACTGTCTTCAATGCAGATGCTCGAAAGAGAAGACTTGATCTGCTGAAAAATAAAAGTTTATAAATAAATTTTAAGCAAACTCGATGATGAATCAGTCTGCTTTTCTATACATACGACTCGGACAAGTCGAAACGACTTCACTTGTCCAATATCTTAGGAGATAAAAAATGGCTAATATCGTAGATAATCTCTATGAAGAGAGAGCTGGTCTCTGGGAGCAAATGAAAGAACTCAATGATCGTGAGATCAAAGAGGAAAGATCACTTGATGCTTCTGAAAAAGAACAATGGGACAAGATGAATGACAGAATGTCAGAAATCGATGCCAGAGTTCAAGAACTTGCATCTGTTGAAGAAGCAAACAAAAAATCAGAAGAATCAAGAGCAATCTTTGAAACTGAAAATGCCCCAGTTATCGAAAAGGAAGAAGCTGAAACTGATGCTTCTATCTTAAGAAAAATGGCTACTGGTGAAGTCAGATCTCATTCTTTCGAGAAAAGAGACTTGACCAAAGGTGGCGATGGTGGATTAGTTCCTCAAGGTTTTTATGACCAAATAATTGCGAAACTTGATGAAAATGCTGTCGTGAGACAGTTTGCAACAGTTGTCTCAACTGCTTCTGGTGAAGACATTAAGTTCCCACAAATAACAGCTCACAGTTCAGCTTCATTAGTTGCTGAGGGTGGAGCAATCGGTGAAAGCGATCCAACAAGTGCTTCTGTCACTTTAGGAGCTTTCAAATATGCTTATCTCGTTCAAGTGTCTTCAGAGCTTCTTGCTGATGAGGGCGTGGACATCGAGGGATTCCTTGCACAAGACATTGGTCGTGCATTAGGAAATGGAGCTGGAACTGACTTTGCAGTCGGAAATGGCTCTTCCAAACCAAATGGCATAATGAATGCAACATCAACTGGTGTGACTTGTGCTAGTGCAACAGCAATCACTTCTGATGAAGTTATTGATCTATATCACGCAGTGACAAGTCCATACAGAGTGAATGGTGCTTGGATTATGAATGATGCTACTTTGAAAGAAGTTAGACAACTAAAAGATTCAAACAACCAATACTTGTGGCAACCATCCTTGCAATTAGGAAATCCAGATTCACTTCTTGGATCTCCAGTTGCTTCTGATCCTAACATTGAAACAATTGCAACAGCTAAGAAAGTTATGGCTTTCGGAGATATGAGCAAATATTTCATTCGTGAAGTTCAAGGTTTCCAATTGGATCGTTCTGTTGATTATGCGTTTGCAAACGACTTAGTCACTTTCAGAGCAATATATCGTGCTGATGGTGATCTACTCGACACAAATGCTGTCAAGAGAATGGTTATGGGTTAAACCATAATTTTATTATCTGGCAACAGATAAAAGTCTTTGCTCTGGCAACAGAGCATTGACTGAGAACTCTTTCAAATATCGTTTGTAATGTTTCGATATTTCTTTGCTGTCTGAGGAGTTCTCGGTGAATTTAAGGAGATTGATAATGAAAATCAAGATGCTGGTCGATATGACTGGACTATACAATGGACAACCAATCCCAAAGAAAGATGAGATCTGGGACACAGACAAAAACAATGCTGTTGATCTTATTGAAAAGGGTTGGGCTGAAGCAGTTAAGTCTGCTCCAAAACCAAAGAAGAAAGCTGATTCTCCAGCTGGAAAAGAGAAATCTTAATGCCAAGACACGATTCAAATTCGTATTGGTCAAAGAAAAAAAAGAAAAAAACTAAGGGATCAAGGAAAAGATAATGATCGGATATTCAGTTGGTAGTGGTACTCAACAACTATTTAAAGACTCAAAAGGTCGAATTTATGTCAATGCTTATGTTGATGGCACACTGACAGATGCAAGTGGATCAGTCACAGTCACAGTGACCGATGAAGCTGGAGCAACTGTCATCAATAGTCAGTCAGCAACTAAAGAATCAACTGGTGTTTATTATTATGATCTAGGAATTTCAAACACAGCTGATGTGAAAAAACTTTATGCTGTCTGGACTGGTACTTGGGAAAGTGTCAGTCAAAAACTTAGAACAAATCACGAAGTGATGGGCTTTCCATTGTTCACTGAAGCACAAGCAAGATCTTTTGATATATCTCAATTGGATTCAGCTAGTGATTATCCAGATGCAACAATCCTTGAAGAAAGAGCAAAGATCACAGATCTACTTGAACAGTGGACTGGAGTGTCTTGGACTCCTAAATATAATCTAGTGAAAATGAAAGGTGAGAAAGATCGAATGATCAGTCTTCCTAACTTTCACATAAATAAATTGATCTCAGTCAAGATCTTAGGTGAGACAATTGCAACAACTAACTTTGAGATTGACAAAGGTGCTGGTTTTATTCATAGAATAGATGGATCATTTCCAGAGCCAACATCAGCTTATCCACTTCCAATTGTTGTGGAATACGAATATGGTTGGGACTACATCAGAAATGGTGTTGATCGAATAGCTTTGAAGCTCCTACTTGATAGGATCATTAGTTCAAACATTCCAGATCGTGCAACAAGTTTCAATGATGAAATTGGGAATATTTCTTTGGTGACTCAAGGAGGAAACTTTAAGAATCCAACAAGAATCCCAGAAGTCAATCAATGGATCGATGAAAACTCAGAAAAGGTCTTTGGTGTTTAATGGCTATCGGATCAGTTTTAAAGACTGTCAGAGATAATCTACATACTCAGCTTTCAGCAAGAGCTGGTCTATCTGGAGTCTCGATCAGCAAATACAATCCAATCGAATCTGCAAAGAAAGAACATATATTTTTTGGAGATTCAGATTCAACAATCAACTTTCAAGCATTTGGAAGTGTTTATGAAGAAGATCTATCACTTGAGATCTTCGTATATGTTTTAAGAGCTGGAGCTGGTGATTCTGTTGCTGGAACTACCGAGAGCAGAGCTATTGCTCTAGCTAATGAGATCATAGATCAATTGAATGATGACTCAACTGTCAATGGAGCTGTCATCGTAGCTTCAATTCAGAATATCAATGTTGAAAACACATTGTCTGATGAGGGAAGAGTTTGTTTGATTGAAATGAGTCTCGAAGCAGAAGCAACATTATCGGAGTAGAAAAATGTCAAAAATTAAATATATTGCAGTCGTAGATTGCGAAATCAAGAAGAAAGAATTTAAAGCTGGAGATCCAGTCAATGTATCTGTCCCTCGTTGGATGGTACTTCAAGGACTTGTATTGCCAGAAGATAAATTCAAGAAGTTAGAAGAGGAATAATATGCCTACATTTTTAGCTGGAAAAGACAACAAAGTTTTGTTTGGTGCATATGATCTGACAAGTTATTTCAACTCAGCAAGTTTTTCAAGAGAACAAGCTGTCAGTGAGACAACAGTCTTTGGATCAAACCAAGCAACATATATTGGATCAATAGAAACTGCATCAGCATCTCTATCTGGTTTTTATGATGGTGGGAGTGATGCAGTAGATGAAGAGCTACAAGCTGTCATTGGATCTGCAACTGATACTCCCCTTTCTATTTATCAAGGTGGAGACACTGCTGGGAATAAAGTTATTCTATTGAACTCAAAGATCCAAAACTACACTATTGATTCAAGTGTTCAAGATCCAGTTGGGATCTCGGCAACTTTCACTGGTGACAACTTTGGAAATGGGAAGAGTCTTTATGCTCTAACCAACACAAGTGCAACAGCAAACACAACTGCTGTTGATCTTGGTGCGAGTTCTACATTAGGAGGACAAGCACACATTCATTGCACAGCTCACAGCTCTGCAAACATTAGCGTGAAGATCCAGTCTTCAGCAGACAACTCAAGTTTTGCTGATGTCTCTGGATTTAGTTTCACAACTATAACAGGAGCAACAACTCAAAGAATTGCAACTACTAACACAGTCAATCGATATGTTCGACTGGTTATCACTGTGACTGGTGGATCTGCAACCTTTTCAGTTGGTTATGCTCATAATCTAAAATAATCGTTTAATTTAGGAGAAATAAAAATGGCTTTCAAATCAGGAAAAGATTCGTTCTTTAGTGTTGATGGGACTGATATTTCATCTTATGTTGATTCTCTATCTCTTTCAAGAGATGTGAACACTCTTGAGACCACAAGTTTTGGCTCAGACCAAGCAACTTTCGTTGTAGGTGTTGAGGGTTTGTCAATCTCTGGATCTGGATCTTGGGATGCAACAAATGATGGAACTATGGCTGGACTATTCGATGGCTCACAAGTAGCTTTTGAATACAGACCAGACAATACATCATCTCAACCAAAATACACTGGAAATGCTTTCGTGACAAACTACACAATCGATTCAAGTGCAACTGACAAAATTTCTTTCAGTTTTTCTTTAATCGTGACAGGTGCAGTGACACGAGGGACTGTCTAAAACAATAATGTCTCGACAAAGAAAAAAATCTCTGAAGAGACAGATCAAAGGTCTCGGAGCTCTAATCGAAGTCAGTGGCGTGGATATTGCCAACCAAATCAGACTCGTGGAGCTCTTGGGCAAAAATGCAGTTGATCTCTACAAAGATTTCAACAAAGGTTTTGCAGAGAAAGTTGCAAAAGATGTCAGATCAAGGATTCCAGTAGATACTGGAGCTCTTGCTGGATCTGTTAGAGCAACAAGAACAAAACAAGGTGCATCATTTCGTGTTGGCTACAACAAGAAAGTTCGATATGCAAGACTCGTTGAGTTCGGTGGATATAATCCATATTCTCGTGTCGGTGGCAGAGTGAGGAGACTCTATAAACCTATTAGACCAGAGGGATATTTCATATTCCCATCTGTTAGGAAGAGATTGCCAGAGATACAAAGAGACTATGTCAAACAACTAAATGGTCTGATCAAAAACTTATATGGTTTTTATGCAGACACAGAGAAAAAATAAGAAGAGGACAAATGGCTGAAGAAAAATCAAATCTTCCAGTTGTCGTGATAGAAGATGAACAATATCTTCTTGATTATTCAGACATAACTGGAATCGAATGGAGAGAGATCAAAAAACTAACTGGTCTCAACTCAATGGAAGTGATAGCTCAAACATCAATGATGGACTTTGAAGCTCTTGCTTCAGTTGTCTATATTCTTGCAAAGCGAGAAGACAAAAATGTCAAATATGAAGACATATTAGGCAAACTCACAATTGATTCGATCACAACTGAAGATGAACTGGATCAAGAAATCCCAAAAGACTAAGGAGAGCTTATAGGAAGCATCTTCCAGCTCTCAGTCACTTCTTTGGAATCAATGCTTGGGATTTAGAAAAACTCACATATGGAGAGATCAATGAATATCTTGATCAGCTCTCGGAATATATAGGGAATAGATAATGGCACGAGGTGGCTCACAAATCAATGTCAATCTTGCTCTGAACACTGAACAGCTTGAAGCTGGACAGAAAAGAGCAATCAGACAATTTCAAAAACTTGGTGGAGCTGGTGACACAGCAAAGTCTGGATTGAAAGCTCTGGGTGGTGGATTGAAAACTGTTGGAGTTCTAGGAACTGCAATGGCTGGATCAGTAGGTTTTGCATCTAAAAAATTGATTGATCTTGCATCTGATAGTGAAGAAAGTGCAAACGCTTTTGGCGTGACTTTTAAATCTGCATCTGATGAACTGAACAAGTTTGTCGATTCATTCTCTACAAAAGCTGGATTCACAACAGCAGAACTTCAAGAACTACTTTCATTCACTGGTGGAGTTGTTAATGGTATGGGAGCATCAGCTGATGCTTCAGCAGAGTTCTCAAAACAAGTTGCTGAATTATCTGGTGATATTGGATCTCTTAGAAATAAAGATCCAGAACAAGTTCTTCGTGCAATCACTTCTGCTTTAACAGGCGAGAGGGAAGCATTAAAGGGAGTTGGCGTGATCATCAAAGAGACCGATGTTCAACAAAAAGCTCTGACAATGACAAACAAGAATGCTGTCTCTGAACTCACAAAGATGGAGAAAGCTGAAGCAACACTTCAGTTGATCAGAGAACAATCTGCTGATGCAATTGGTGATCTTGATAGAACATCTGATGGTTTTGCTAACACTCAAAGAAGATTAAAAGCTGAACTTCGTGAAACTGCAACAGAAATGGGTGAAGCTCTTATGCCGACAGTGGCAGAGTTGCTTCCAGTGATTTCTGATCTAGCAGAGAAAGTTCTTCCAAGACTTGTTGAAATGTTCCAGAATGGTGTTAAAGCTGTCAGAGAATTTATGGCTGAATTTGGTGATGACATTCTTCGTGGACTACAAAGAGGATTTCAAGCATTCAAAGACATCGGTGTGATTGTTGGTGAAGCAATTAAACGAGTTATAGAATTTATAAAAAACAACAAGATCTTGTCCAAGATATTTAAACAGCTTGGAGAAGATGGAGCTGGATTCCTCGATTCACTCAATGACATTGCAAATGGCATTAGAGCTGAGAATGAAGCTGAAAAGAAAGCCAATCGAAGAAGAGAAGAACGATCTGCTCAATATAGAAAAAATACTGAGGGAGCTGAGGATCTAACTGAAGCCACAGAAGATCTGACTGATGAGATCGAAGATAACACAGACTCAATCGAAGACAATTCTGATGAACTCCAATATGGTGCAGTTGAGTTCGACAAATACACTAAATCAATTAAGTCTGCTCTTTCATCAATCAAAACTTTGACTGGTATTCAAGAAAGAGGAAAACGAGAACAAGAGAGACTTGATGAAGCTACTGGTGAGCTAGAAGAAGCAAACATTGGTGTTGCTAAAGCTCAACAACATCTTGCAAAAATGCAAGATATGGCAACCAAGACTCAAAAAATTGGGACTCTAGTTTCAGAAGAAGAAGAGCTCCAGATATTAAAACTTCAAGAAGCTGTCAATGAGCTAACTGATGCACAAGATGGATCAAGAGAGAAAGAGCTTGAACTTATTATTGCAAAGAGAGAGTTGGCTGAAGCTACCTCTCAAGCAACAGAAGTTGATCAAATACATTTCGATTTCTTAAAGAAAGTCGAGAAAGCTGAAGAAGATCTCAAAGAAGCTATTGAGGATCAGAAGAAAGCTCGTGAAGAACAGATCCAAGCAAAGAAAGATCTTGCTGAAGCAACAAAGGTCTCTGCTGAAAGTTTATTGACTGAAGCTCTTGCTGTTAAAGAATTAGAGAAAGCATTTGGATCATTTGAGGGTGAAACTTTTAAACAAACTCTTGAAGAGATTGCAAAGCTAACTGGTAGAAAGATTTCAGAGATTGAGAACGCATTCAAGAATGCTGGATTGACTGAAGATGCTTTCACTGTGCCAGACAGCTCTGGTGCAAATCCAGAAATTGTCGAAGCTCCATCCTTTGCTGAATCAAATGGAGATGGAGGTGGAGGTGGATCTGGAGGTGGATCAGCTGGTGGATCTGCTCAACCAATAAAGATTTTCACAACATTAAACATTGGACACGAGAAATTTGAAACTGTGACACAAGATGCTTTGATCAGTTTGCAGAAGCAAGGGAAGAAGGTGCTTTTGTGAGCGTAGCATTCAACAGTGATATTGATTTGACTGTTGAAGTAGGGTTTGCATCAGATCCATTCGACTCATCACAAACATTCACTGATATATCTTCATATGTTCGTGAGATCAGTATTGATAGAGGAAGACAACACGATCTTGATGAATTTCAAACTGGTGTTGCAACTGTACTTGTGAACAACATAGATGACAGATTTAATCCACTGAATACTTCATCAGCTTATTATCCAAATATAAAACCTTTCAAACAGATCAAGATCAGTGCAACTTATTCTGGATCAACGAAAGTTCTATATCGTGGATTTATACAAAGCTATCCAGAATCCTTTGGTGGTCAAGGTGCAGATTCAAGTGTCAGAATTGTTTGTGTTGATGCTTTTAAGATCTTTAATCTAAACACAATCGGATCAAGAGGTTGGAATCTTGGACAAAGTGGTTTTTCTAACATAGGTCAATCAACTCGACTTGGTTATGTAGATGCACAAGAATTGTCATCAGCAAGGATCACAAGACTCCTCAATGCTTTTGGCTGGAGCTCTACACAAAGAGATATTTCAACTGGTGATCTACAAGTCAAAGCTGGTGTGTCTTTAGAGACAAACTTGCTGACTGCATTAAAAGATGTCGAGACAGCAGAACAAGGTCAGTTCTTTATTGGAGCAGATGGTGATGTTGTATTCAGAGATCGAAATTATAAAAGAGGACAACAATTCACTTCTCAAGCAACTTTTGGGAATGGAGTTGGAGAACTCCCCTTTTCAGATGTGATCACAACACTTGATGACTCAAGGATCGTGAACATTGTATCTGTGACAAGAGATGGTGGATCAGAGCAAAGACTTGCAAATGATTCATCAATTGCAGAGTTCGGTGCAAGAGAGAACTCATTGACTGGGACATTGAATGTCTCTGATTCAGATGCTCTCGCTATTGCTGAACAAAGACTTGCAAGTTTCAAAGGGACAACTTCAAGGATCGAGGGATTAATTATTAATCCAATAGCCGATTCAAACATATGGGCTCAAGTTCTAAACAGAGAGCTTGGAGATAAGATCACAATCAAGATCCCAACTCCAGCATCAACAACAATGGAATTTGATGTTCACATTGAGAAAATATCTCAGCAGATTAATGCTATAAACCAGACTTGGACATATAGCTTGTCCACATCTGCTGGATCAGAAGTTGGTGCGTGGATCTTAGGATCTGGAAAACTTGGACAATCAACAAACCTTGCTTGGTAGATATTAGGAGAATTATTCAATGGCATACAAATCAAATTGGGCAACTGGTGATCTGATTGATGCGACTGTCTTTCAAGAGCTAGTCAATTCAGCAGTTTATTCATTTGCTAACCTAACAGCAATCCAAAACAACATCACTTCAGCTGTGGATGGACAGATTGCTTTTGCTCAAGACACAGAGTCATATTATCGATATGATGCAGACTCGACTTCTTGGGTAGCACTGCTCGGTGGAGCAGACATCACAGCTGTCACAATCACAACTGCAACAAACTCTGGTTTGTCTGGTGGATCAACTGCAACTTCTGGAGCATTCACTTCAACATTGTTGATGGATGCAAACAACTTGTCTGTTGTCACAGCTTCATCTTCGGATTATATAGTTCTACACGATGTCACAGACAACAGCACAAAGAAAGCTCTGATCAGTGATATTGTTGCACTCGGAGACATAACTGCAATCATCACAAATGCTGGATCTGGTTTATCTGGAGGAGCTACTTCTGGAGATGTCACTCTTGAAGTGGACATCAATGGATCAAGCTCAGTCACTCCACAAACAGCTGATGAAATGTTGATCTCTGATGTGACTGATTCAAATGCAAAGAAGAAGATCACATTGAACGATCTTCCAATATCTAGTGCAACTCAAACTGCACTTGATAACATCACAGCTGGAACGACTGCAATCAGAACTGACATTGCTGTCACTGTTGCAGATAATGGATCTGGATCACAAAACGAATATTTCTTTGAGGGAGCACAAGATCAAGTGATCAACTTGACTACTGGCTTCAAATACAGATTTGATCAAAGCAATGCTTCAAACTCTGGACATCCATTAAGATTCTCAACTACAAAAGATGGAACTCACGCATCTGGATCAGAGTTCACAGATAATGTCACAACAAATGGAACTGCTGGACAAACTGGAGCTTATACACAGATCGAAGTCAAAGCTGATACTCCAGAAAGACTCTATGTCTATTGCACAAGCCACGCTGGGATGGGTGGAGATTCACAACTCACAGCTGGAGCTTTCTCAGTAGATGGTGGAACTATTAGAGGAGATACAGACTTCTCTGATAAAGAGATCACAAAGTTCGTTGCAAAAGATTATGCAGAGGATGTTGCAACAACATCTGATTCTGGAACTTCTTTCACATCAAACACTTTGACTCTTGATGTTCAAGATGGAAATGTTTTTGATATAACACTCAATGACAATGTCACAACTTGGGCAATAAGCAACTTAGTATCTGGAAAAGCTACAACGATCACAGTGATCCTCAAACAAGATGGAACTGGATCAAGATTAATGAATGCCACACAGATAAACTCAACAGCTTTCAAAACTGTTGGAGCTGGTGGACTAACTTTGACAACTGATGCAAGTGCAATCGATATTGTCACAGTTGTCTTTGATGGGACAAATTATTATGTCTTCTCACAATTAAAAATGTCTTAGGAGGATTTTAAATGCCGATAGGTTTTGCAAAAATTGGATTAATTGGTGGACTAGCCGAAGCACAATATGAGGGGACAAATGTCTCAGCTGATCTGCTTTGGCATCTAAAGAAGATCCCAGTTTCTCAATTCAATACAAATTATGACATCACAACTGGAAATGGTTATGAGTCAAATGGGATCAATGTAGGTGGCACAACATACGATGCAAACATTATTGTCTATGATGGCAACAACACATTCGGAGCTGGAAATATTGGAACTTCTGGAGATAAACTTGCTCTTCTTAGGATCAATGGTGATCTGACAATCTCTGCTGGATTCACTCTGACAACATCTGGCACAACTCAAGGATTTTATATATTTGTTGATGGTGATCTCACTGTCAATGGATCAATCTCAACTTATAACAAGGGAAGATATAAATCTGGTGGTCTTAGCAACTTAGCTGTGAACTCATCAGCAAATGAAGTTGCTGGATCAACTGTCATATCAATGACTGGATCAGCTTCAGCACATACAAATGGATCATCTACTGCTTCAGCTCTAACTGTTGGAGGTGGTGGTCAAGGTGGATCTGGATCTTATGGAGGATCAAGATCTGGTGCTGTTGGACACTTAGCTTCTGGAGGATCTGGAGGAGGAGGATCTGGAGGTGTTGCATATTATAACCACTATTCAGGAGGTGGTGGAGGTGGTGGAAACGCCACTTCATACGCTGGACAAGGTGGAAATGGTGGAGCATCTGGACACACTCAATGGTCATACTGGACTGGTGATGCTGGAGGAACTGGTGGAACTGGAAATGGTGGAGGATCTGGTGGATCAAATAACTCTTATAATCCATCTGATTCGAGAGCTGGATATGGTGGTCACACTGGAACTGGTGGATCACTTGTGATCTATGCTTCTGGAAATCTCACAGTTGCATCTGGTGGATCTCTTTCTTCTGCTGGAAGAGGTGGACAAACTGGTGGAACTGGAAGACTTTCTGGTGGAGGTGGAGGTGGATCTGGTGGTGGAATACTGATTGCAACTTGCAATGGTACTTTCACAAACTCTGGATCAATCACATCTGCTGGTGGATCAACTGGATCTGGTCGAGGATCTGGATCTTCTGCTGGATCTGGAGGAACACTAACTGGAGGAGGATATTAATGC